TATTTTCAATTTCTCCATTGAACCTTTCAATGTGTAATCTGTATTCTCCTTGAGCAAAACTCAACGGATTGGTGTTATAAGAAGCATCACTAAACAAAAGAGTAATCATTCCCTTAGTGGCATCGCAAGCAGTAATAGTGGCAAATCTTTCATTGTGATTTAAAGAAGTGAACGACAGATACATTTTACTGAACCTGCCGTTAAGTAGTGTGGTGTCAAGCATAAGTGTCCCGTCTTTGGCGTTATATGCTCGCCTGTGGAGCGTTGCACCACTTGAGGGGGTGATTGATTGTGCGGTAAATTCCCCTTCGCTCTCGGTTCTTGCATAGGGGTTTGAAGTGTCATTCTCAAAGGTGAGGGCTTGAGTTGTTCCCGATAGCGAACCGATAGTCTTCACAATCAAAATCTCATCATCAATTTTGACTTCATCACCTGTGTTCAATACGGTTCCCAAATCATACTCAGTATTGAATGAAAATACTGTGGCAGAAGTAGAAGAATTGTATGTTGTCTTTAAAGCAAAGAACTCATTCATATCCCCAGTATGGATGGTATGTCTTACACGGTATGCGTCAAACTCTTTTACCTTTCTTGGCATAATTCTTCCGTTATCAATAACTGATGTTTCTGCAAAACCACCTTTCCCGTCAATGGATTCTGTATTGTTGTGGTCATAAACATTGTAAAGTAGATTTGATTTTGTCGGAGAAAAATCATAACTTAGGTATCTTAGAGGGCCGGTAAAAACAGGAGAAGTGATTACATCATCGGCAATTCTTCTTGCATTAAAATGGCTGTCGTTATAGTCAGTATCATCTGCTGAAACAATCGTCCCTTCGTTAGTTGCAGAAGTGCTTGGACTTGCTACTTGTGCCGCATCCAAGTCTCTTAATTTATCAGTCAATTTTATCTTGTATGAGAACCTGCTGTAATCTACAACAGACTTACCAAAGTCTTGCATGGTTGTAAAAACTTGGCAGTTATCTGCATTTGATAGCGTATAACTGTTGGCTGTACCGCTTTCCCTCATAGCATAAAACTTGCGATTATGGTTCAACTCATTAGATTTATCCATGCCATCAAGATTACTTTCTCTTGCGGGGAAATAAAATAGTGGCCTTGCCACTGCCATTCTTCTCCATAACTCCCCTTCAAAATCATTTGATGCAGAACCCAAACTATCATCTTGGAGCATGCCCATTGAGACGGCAACAACGCTCCCATTCTTGGTCATTTGGAAAATAATGAACTTGGTATCTTTTGGGATTTCATTTCCTAACTTTGGTTCAAATTCAAAGGCATCACCATATTCGTCTTCTGTTAAAACTTCAGTAATTTTAGCAAAGTGATGTTGATAAGGCTTATCAGAATAAATCAGAACAAAAAAGTCATTATCTGTTAAGTTTGTAGCAGTAGGGTTAAACCTAATCCCTGTCGTGGTCAATGAATCATAGCATTTGATTCTAAATCCCTTCGTTGTATTTAGATTAGAATTTTCTGTAATAGTTCCGCCCCAACCAGTAATCGCAACAGAAGTGTCTTCTGTCGTAATTGCAGTATATATTCTATGCCCGTCAGTTGGGCTGGTGTCAATTAAATATGGGTTAGTGGGTGCATTGAAGATATTACTATCTTTTATATCTAGTGCCATTAATCATCCACCTCCTCAAATCTCAAATACAAAACAGTATCATTTAAATTAGGCATTAAGTTATTCACGGCATTAAACTCTCTTTTATTGATATTCATAATGCTCAACTCATGGAGTTCCCCCATGAATTGATTATTAGTAGTTGCCGAATTTGCCCCCGTTGCGCCTCCACCGTTAGCCCCAATGTAAAAATCTTCTGCGGCCATAGCAAAAGAAGTTGTCTGCGTATGCGTTCCAGTCTTGACCAAGCGACCATTGAAGAACACATTAGCAACTTTGTTTTGATTATCCCAAGAACAAGCAATATGATATGTGTTATTAATATAACTTGGTTCTTGAATATGTTTGATAAAAATTGGGTCGCCCGATGAAATAGTTGTTGTTAATGCAGACTTTAAAGTAATAGTGCTAGCAGAAGGCTTACTATCAAATAGGCCAATAGATACTAAATCTGTTCCGCTTCTAGTGAATAATTCAACATTTTCAAATAACTTATCATCAATTCCTGCGCCTGTTGTCATTTTAAGAGTCGTTCCCGATGAACCGGCGAGAGCAAAACTTATTCTTCTGTATTTTAACTTGCCATCGGTATCAAAACCCTGTAAGTCAGGTACGGAAGAGTAATCATATTGCCCCCCTTCGTTTGGCAAAATAACTGCATCGCTTGTGAAATACTCCATAGAAGCAGTGCCTAATTTTATGCCTACCTTAATTTTGTATCTTGCAGGGTTATTCTCATTGTGTAGAGTATCATTTACCAAACTCACTTGAAAGTTGGTGCTATGAAAGATTCTCATTTCGTGATTTTTGCGATTTGCTCTTGGCAGATAAACTTCGCTTTGATGATTGTTCTGTGTCCCTGCGGTGTAGATGGATTCTTCTAACGCAGACATGATTTTTTTGCTACTGGAAACTATGCCTAAACCATCGCTATGGCTCACCTTTGAAAGGTTCCCAGTGGTGGGTATGTAAGTGTCGCCCGTACTGCTATGAGTCCCATAACCGTTGATTTCATAGGGAGTTAAGACACACTCAAAGGTAAAGTTGTCGTCTAAATCCCAAAGACCATAGGTAATCCCTGTTCCTGTTGAGGCCACATTATCGGTATAATCTATCGTTAAAAAACCATTACACATAATTGGAAAAACAAGCGAGCGTTGTTTTCCTGTGAAAATGGAGTATGACATAAAAAAACCTCAAGGAAGAACATTGGCTACAACAAATTCCATATTAAAAGCAACTTCTACTGTTTCAGCATTTAGTTCAAAACTGAAACTTTGAATAAAACCTGTAAGTCCAGTAGAAGTATTGGAGGTCGGAAAGTCCTTTGCCAACACTACGAATTTATTGTCTTTTTCTAAGGAGGCCCCTCTTGACCTAAATGTAAGGGGAATTTGTGCGGTTAGTGTTCCATTACTCGTCTCGGAGGCATCTGCGGCTTTTCCCCTATCAACATAATTTTCATTAACCTTGGAGTCAATCAGCACCACCAATTCATTGATTGCTTGGTATCTCGCCGCACCCGTTGAATCAACACCGGAAGCAATCATTTGGGCGACTTCTTGAGGCGTAAAGGTTAGTGCGCCGGAGGTGTGGCTTCTTGTAAGTGATGTTTCTAATATGACCCCACTCAAAGAAATTCTTTTGTTTGACATTCCCAAGTCTAAGGCAACTGTGGCAGATTCGCCAGTGGCTAAACCGCTTAAAGGAACGGGCAAATTTGGAATTGTTTTATCTACGCTCACCGAAATGCTTTGCACCTTTAGGGGAATAATATCCTCAGTTGTGCTAGTGCCTTTATGCTGTTGTAATTTAAGATAAACAAACTCTCCGCCAACCAATGTCATGTTATCACCTCAATGTGCTAGAAGATGTGCTTCTGTTAATTTTTGAATTAATCATTCTACCGATTTCATCTGCCATTCTTCGCATCTCTGCCTTTGAAGAATCCTTAGCATTGACTGTAATGTTGAAGTTATTGACTGTGCCACCCATTCTTCTTGATTCAGCATTTGAGTGGACTCTTGCACCTCTTGGTAAATTAACTAATTCTGGGCCTCTTTCACCAACAACAGTTAGCCCACCTTTAGCAACACCACCGCTTGCCATGAAAGGAATTTTTTCTCTTAAGAATTTAGCCAGAGCAATTATGCCACCAATAATAGCCGCACCGATAATAGCGGGCCAACCAACAAACAAAATCGCTAGAATCGCAATAACTTTAGCAATAGATTTTAATTTCTGTTGCCAATCACCGTTCCAAAGATTTGTTCCCCACGCTATAATTCTCTCACCGAAGTTGCCAATAAATGCACCAAGGCCGACCAAAGCAACAGCCCCAACAGCCATAAGTGTTTTGAAAGCCGCACCTAAAAGCCCCCAAGCAATACCCCAAATACCTTCAAAAACCTGTAATAAATCCCC